TAACAGCACAAGGAACACAGGTTCCAGTAGGTTATGGAAGATTACTTATTGGAACTCACGTTATAGAATATACTGAAAAAAACTACCCACAAAACGTCAGGGCTAACCAAATATTTTCGAATGGAATTAAAGACGGCTACTTAGTTAGTAGCGAACCTAATATTAATACAATACTATGGCCAACAGAAACCCCTCCAGAGTACGACGGCTGGGGCGACAATCAGGTTCTAGAATACGAGGGCGAGACATATCACGACCCAGACAGAAATCATGGAGGCACAGGACCATTAATATTTCGATGTTGGGAAGGTATTTCTTTTCTTACATTCGGTTACTACTCAATTACAACCCATGTCCCAGAAGGCGGGCTAAACAAGCAAAGATTTGCTCTTTGGAGTATGCCTATTGATAATTACAACACGGAAAGGACTTCAAGACCTGAAATCTGCACTTCAGGAAGTTCAAGTATTAATGGTGTCCAAAGATGGTATTTCGGCAGTCTCACACAAATGACCGACAGTAATACTAATGAATTCTACCTAACCAAATACCCGACAAGCAGGCCAGATCCAGAAACAGGAGATCATATACTAGGTCGTTTTACTATAACGATCTCTAATGTTATCAAGATTACATACTTTGATAATGGATATGAACTCAGCGGGAACTGCTCAACTGTCTATTACCCTCCGTGCAACAGGGGTGTATATCTAAATTACCTTACCGTTCCAGAAACAGACAACAACGGTCGATGCCAAATACTCACTACTAAGATTCCTAATATTAATTGTGGAATAGATGAAGCTTTTAAATTTAGGGCAGGAGGCTCGCTAATTCAAGGGGCTGAAATTCCTTACGGTGAAGTACCACAAGGTTAACAGCAAAATTTAAAGAATACAGTATGACAGAAGTAGTATTACATGGAAACTTAGGTGTTAAGTTCGGTAAAAATTTTAAATGTAAAATTTCTTCTGTAAGAGAGGTGTTTGATTTTATAGATGCAAATAGACCTGGATTTTCTGAATGTCTTAAAAAACTATCTCAGCAAGGCATGCATTATGCCCTTATATTAGATGGTAAAAAGCTTTCTGACATGAAAGAAATAAATAATAAAAAGAATATAAAAAAAATAGACATTGTTCCAGCTGTCTTAGGAAAAGGACCAATAGCAGTTGGGATAGGGTCGACAATTGCAACCATAGCCTTATCATCTGCGTTGGCAGCGGGAACTATAAGTCTTACTACTTTTATAGTAGCATCTGTTGTTATAGCTGTCGTGAGTATGGCTTTACAAATGATGCTTGCTCCCAAACCTCCAGAAGCACCGTCAATAGAAGCTACAACTAGAGCTTTACAGCAGTCATTTTACTTTGCAAATAAAGCAAACATAGCAGAACAAGGAAATACTATTCAGTTGGTTATGGCAGGTTATTAGTTAGCAGTTATGTGATTGAAGCTTGTAACAAAAACTTCCCGCAAAACACCAGAGCTAACCAAATATTTTCAAACGGAATTAAAGACAACTACTTAGGTGGTAACGACAAAATAAATATAGATATTTTATTCCCAGATGAAGAGCCTCCTCCAGATTATCGTGGATGGGGCAGTTCGGTGAGTTTAAGTGGAAACTCTGATTTATATTTTGACCCAGACAGAAATCATGGAGGCACAGGACCAGTAATATTTCAATGTTGGCAATCTCCTTTTAAGAGTGGAACGTCAAGTTTCGCCTATAGCGTTTCACATCCATATGGTTTTAGGGGTCTTATCTGGGCTCTGTTCAATAGAGGATCGTCACCAAGACTTAGTTACGCTAAAATAAACCAGTATGGAGGCAGCCCAACCTCTAATTGGGGAGCAAAAGGAATGGCCCAGGTACCCTCTGACGGTGTTCCGTTTGAAGGGGTATCAGAAGCAGTTATGCAGGACATTGCTGGTAATGTTCAATGGGGCAATCCATGGGGAGACAGCCAAATACAACAAGGCCTTGTCGATGTCGCTCAATATAACGACGGTGGGTATCAAGACTACGGGAAAGAAATAAAAATAGCTAATGGATCTTATTCGTACCAACTTTATCTTGTTAATTACTTTAACACTTCTTTCAACCCTATAACGAAAGAAGGTGTTATTGCAGAGTCTGTTATAAACGTGAGTCACAATGTAAACGTTATAATGTTCGACAATGGATGGCTTCCTAGGTCCGAACCACCCCCAAATGAATGTTCGACTGTTTACTACCCTCCATGTAACAGAATACAGGTTTACGCAAACCAAGGCAATGGAGGCAACGAATGCACGGTCGGATCTGGAAATATAAAATCTGGACCAATATTTAGAATGGGCGTCATAAATGCAGGAGGTTTAGGAGCTCAAGGAGGAGAAAAGTCAACTTATTAAAAATAAATTTAAAAAATGAAACATTATGAATTAAAAACAGAAGTAGCTGGAGCAGGAGGAAGAAAAGGCAAAAAGCCAAAACCAGCAACACTAAAGCCGCCTAAACTTGGCGACTATAAAGTGGCTTCATCTTATACTTATGCAGAAATTTTAGATTTGGTCTCTGATGGCCCTATAGAAGGTCTTGTTAATAAAAATGGTTATACACTTCCATATAACGCTTTGCTTCAAGGCGTTTATCTTAATAATGTTCCAGTAGAAGAGACAAACGAAAATTTCTTAACAGAAGCAGGAATAAAAACACCACTTTTGGACCAGTCAAAATTCTCTAGCGGGATTAAAGAAATGTTTGACGATATTCAATTTTCGACAAGGGATGAGATAGAAGATAAAGGTTTACTTTACCCAGATACAGATAATTTTGCTGACGCTAAAGAAGTATATTACTCTTTCAATACTGGGCTTTATAAGGGCAATCAATTTATAAATAAAGTAGAAGATTTAAGTTCTTTAATAAATTTCCCAGCAGACATAAGAAATCCAGAAAAATACCCAGTTGTTACATATGGAGATACTTACGTTTCTGGAAAATCCGATAACACTCCAATTAGAGGCTCTTTTTTCTCAGACAATAAGTATGAAGCTAATTTTTCAATGGGAATAAAACATATAAATGATGTTTTCCAAGAAGGAACGAACGCAAAAAAGGGTTTGGATGAATTCTTAGAATCAGTTTATTCAGACAATTTATATATCGGGGAGTACGCAAAAGGAAAACTAAGGTCTTTCGGTTATACAGAAGAAGATATAGACAATGGAGTAGGAGAACAAAACATAAAAAACCTTTTTGCCAATATATTTTCAAAGCAAATACCAGATTGGTATTTAAATAGCAATGACTTTATAACCCCTTATGTTTGTATTACTGTAGATGGGGTAATGGAAGGTTATGAATTTTATAATCATGTAAACTATTTTCTAGAAAAAGATGAAAGTGGTTCTGTTACATCAAAATTAAATTATTATGCTGATTTTGATCTTGATTCAGAATCTAGGTCTGAAGGTCTAAACTTGTCTAGTAATACTCTATCAATGTTTATTCCGAATTTAGCCGAAAACGGAACTTGGGATGGAAAAGTTCAAGGTTTTTATTTCTTTCTATTAGATGCTGAGTCTGTTGTTTACGAAAATATAGAAAAAGTTTCTGGTCCTTCTGATTTTGACGCTTTGACTATGGGGATAGATCAGTCTGAACTTTCGTTTTTGAGGAGTTTAAAAGGATTTATACTTTCAGACAACAACCCATTGAACAATGAAAAAGCTCCTAAAAAAATAATACCATACTACGAACTATACTCTTTTGAGAGAAAGCTTGTAGATACTGGAGGATGTGTATTCACAACCGAACTTAACAGGGTATCTTTAGATAAAGGATATTCAGACCAAGATTCCATAGAGTCTATATCTGAAGATAAATATCAAAGCGATGTTATAAGAAAAGGCGTTCAAGTTAAGTGGAGTTTTAAATATCAAACTTATCGAGAACGCTTTATGAAAATACCTATAGATATTTGGTGTAAAAAAGTTTCTGGCGTCACTACAGATATACATTATAAAGCAAGGGTATTTTTAGATGGAGAATTAGTCTTAACAGAAGAAAAGACAAATTGGAGCAGTGTAGGAACCGATAACCCAGAGCTTTCTGTTAGGATTCCTCCTTCTCAGTTTTTGCAAACAATAACTCTCGATATTGTTGCCTACTCGAGTTTAGAAACCCCAACTTCTTGCCCTTTTTCATTACCTGTAATACCTGAAGTTAGAGCTAGAGTATTTAGACCTGATATATTTCGTGAGCTTGAAGATGATATTGAAGCTCAAGATGTTGGTGCGGTAAAATATAACTGGTCAAATGTTTTGGCTGAGTTTAGGCCAGGTTCAAGAAACCAAGCGCCATTAACATATTTTAAAGATGTTAATGTCGATTATAATTATCAATACACGCTTCTTGGTCCTTTTAACCCAGATAAAAATGACGGGACGACTGTGCAAAGGATAGTGCAAGGAGACGGAAAACTTAAAAAGCCCGACAAGTATCCAATATTAAATATGGCATCAACATTCGTACCTACAATGGACGAAGAATACCTAAGTGCGATACAAGAAGGAAGCTCTGACAAAAGATGGACTGGAGCTTATAAAACAATTAGTTCTTCTGGCGGTGGTTTAAAAATACGAATAAAGAATCCTGATGACTTCGCTGGTTGGGATGTTAACGGACAAGATTATTCTGAAGAAGCACAACCTTTAACGCACATTATAGAAAACCCAAATGTAACATCTGTGTGGTTTACTTTAAATATAGATGCTTTAAAAGATACTGTACATAGATCGATAGGAGACCCAGCTGAACCAGATGTAGATGCTGGATCATCTTTACCAGCAAACGTAAATATAAGAGTAGAGACAGGATTAATAGACTACAACGGAAAAACAACTACGACTTATAGTAAACTATTTCAGATAACAGCGCTAGTAGAATCTCCTTCTTTGTTGGATATTGGAAATTCAGACAACCAAGGATTACAATCTTATTTCGACTATGTAAATGTGTATAATGATATTAATGAAGTCGATGAAAATAATGACCCTATCGATAGAGGAGGGATGTTTTCCCCTTTCTTGTTGGACGATCCTAAATCTCAAACTGGAGATCCAGATTTAAATACCAAAAACCAAGAACATACATCTACAAAAAGATTTATAAGAGTCACTAAATTGACAACAGAAACCAGCTCTACCTTAATTTTCAAAGAGGTAGGTGTTGTAAAATTTTCAGAAATCATACCAGGGCAATGTCAATATCCGTATTCAGCTTACTGTGGCATCAAAATCGATTCTCGAGTTTTTGCAGACATACCATCAAGATCATACGAAGCTAAATTAAAAAAGGTAAAAATACCATCTAATTACTTCCCTACTTTTAGAAATGGAAAAGACAAAAGGTATTATGACAAAGCTAATTCTTACTCTGTGGCAAGTGGTGAGGATAGACATATATACAAAGGAGACTGGGACGGCACATTTAAATTTGCATGGACAGACAATCCTGCTTGGATACTGTACGATGTAATACTTAATGATCGTTATGGACTAGGTGGATTTGTAGAAGCGTCATCTGTAAACAAATGGGATTTATATAAAATAGGAAGATTTTGTGATGCTGTAGACGAACAAGGTTATTTTGTTGGTTTAGATGACGGAAGAGGAGGTTTAGAACCTAGATTTTCTTGTAATATAATGTTCTCTGAAGAAACTAAAGTATTTGATGCTATAAACACAATAGCTACTATATTTAGAGGTGTTGTCTATTATAATAATTCTACTATAGAATTCTCTGATGATAGACCAAAAGAACCTATAGCTCTTTTTACTAACTCTAATGTAAAAGAAGGAATTTTCACTTACTCTAATTACCAAAGAGACGAGCAAATAAATACAATAGAAGTTGTTTATATTGATAGGTACGATGGATATAAAACTAAACTAGAATTAGTAGAAAACCAAGCAGATATAGCAGAAAGAGGGATATTTAAAAAATCAATTAATGCATTCGGAATTACTTCAAAAGCTATGGCCAGAAGGGCTGGAGATCATTTTCTTTACCAAACCACAAAAGAAAACCAATCAGTGGCTTTTAACTGCGGTTTAGAAACTCTATTATGCAAACCTGGTGATTTAATAGTTGTTGATGATGAACTGAAATCATTTAAATCAAATTTTGGAAAAGTGTTAGATGTCAATAACAATGAAAAATCAGTAAGAATATCGCAAAGCTTTCTACCAAATGATTACGATGCGCAAATTACTCTTTATAAACCATCTAAATTAAACGATGTTGATTCAATAGATGATAGTATATCTTTTTATAGATCTAGATTAGATACCTTTACTATACTAGGAAATAACACTGATTTATTGGCAGGTAGCGGATGGAACAACATGATTGGAGAGTGGCAATTTAGCGGCTACACAAGTGGATACCAAGAAGTAAAAGACGCTGTAGGAAATTATATATCCCCTCTTCAAGAAGAGTATGCATTATATAAAAATATAGAACCTACTTCTTCTGGTTATTCTCCTACTCTCTGGTTTAATACAGAAGCTCAAGGTTGGGTGTTTTCTACTGGAAATTATTCAAATTCAGGAGCTTTAGAAAATAATAATTTATTTATATTAGAACCTAATTTATTCAGCTTTTTGGACCTTCAGTTGTTCGATCCAAACGACTTGACAAAAACCCGTATTAAAAAATACGAGCCGATTAATCAAGATAAAAGAGGAGCTACTATAGGAAACTTTACTGGTGACTTTATTTATAATGACCCAAGCGTCGATCTTGTTTATTACAACGGTAATCAATCTACAGAATCCACAATAGGAAGCAGCGTCCAAATATTTTCCGTACCTATAACTGGATGGGGATCATCTGAGTATGGGGACGATGTCTTTGTAGATAAAGACGATATAAACTCATCTTTACTTGAATTCGTTCCTATTGGAACAACTTATAGATTTACTATTAAAGACGAAAAAGATAGTATATATAAAGTAACCTCTATAAAAGAAGAAGGAAGAAGTGAGTTTTCAATTATAGCGACAAAATTTGATACTGGCAAGTACGACCTTATAGATAAGGGGGGTGCTTTCTAAAAAGCTATTTACCATTCATGGTTTCTTCAAGAGCAAGCAAGAAATTGTTTTTAAGATTTCTGGGAACTTTCTTGTATTGCTCTTTAGCTCTTCTATAAACCCTTCTGCTGATAGCGTCATTTGGGTTTATGATTTTCCTTAATTTTTTAGCAATTTTTTTATTCATAATTTAGCAACGTATGTAGTTGAATCTTTCAAGAAACCCAGCTTTTTATAGAAGTTTTCTATTTTTTCTGAATTTGGATTGTCTTCTAAAACAGAAAGTGTTATGATTTTAAAACCACTTTCCCTAGCGAACTTTATAGCTTCTTTAAATAATTTAAATCCAATTTTGGGATTTTTTGAAACCCAAACATATTCAGAAAACATATCAACACCAAACTTTACGTTTTTATCGTTAAAAAAAGCAATGCAAGCGTCGTATTTCTCACCTGTTTTATTAGCCCAAATAAAAAGATCCCAAGCTAACAATTGTTTATTCGAATAGTTCAGTTTAATACTCTCTGTATCATGAGACATTCCTAAAGCGTGAGCTTCGTAAGAATCTTCTTTAGGTATAATGTCTCGAAGATCATCAACCATTAGGCAAAACTCATCTGGATTTGTAATTCTTTTTATCATTTAGAAATAATACCTATGAGTTTTCTTGCTTCTTTTGCAGGTATGTTATCAAAATCTTTCCAGTTCTTAACGTCTTCATTAATATACTTCTCAGACTTCCATAAGTCTCTTAGAAGCTCCTTGAAACTATCAAACGATTCCACACTATGCTTTTCTCTTAAGGTCTTCTCAAGCAATCCAGAGGGAGTTATAGGGGCGAAGTTTTCGCCAGACGATTTAGATGAGGTCTTTGTGTTTTCAGACTTATCAATTTCATCAGCACCTACAATATTAATGTTTAAAAAGTTTCGTACACAACGAACAAAAGCTCTATTACACGCAATGGTTTCTAGGAATTTTTCGCAAAAGGCGTCTGTGTTTTCTAAAGATGCGTTGGCATAATCTTCGTAAGAAACGATTTTGTTGGAAGATTCATAATTGCCAATCCATTCAATATCACAACGAGCCGTAACATAACCATCTTCTACGTTTCTCGCATCATAAGCAACAGCATGAAAACCTCTAAGTTTAGCCAAATCTTTAATTCCTCCAAGCATAATCAGTAGTTGATTGTCTCTGAGTCCTTCTGTAGATGTAGGGGTTTGTTGTCCACGCATTTCAAACCAACCCTTATTTGGATAAAGAAATTCTGGTTTAATCATAGCCCTCCAATTAACAGAGCCATCTTCGTTAAAAATATAATCAACGCATTCAAGAAGGCCATGTCCATCTCTCTTGTAAAGATCTGGGCCATATAATTTTTTAGCCGCTTGTTTCTTGGCTGTTTGTTTTTTTACAGCTTTTTTTGCAGATTTTTTAACTGCTTTATTTTTGTCCTCTTTTTTGTTCATAAATATAAAAGTAATCTAGTTCTTCCCAGTAATCAGGATTATCGACTATATTATCTTCAGAGTCAAGATTTTTTTTCCAGTGATATGTAGAATTATATACCTTACCTCCTTCAACTACGTATTTAAAAGAAAAGAAATAGTCTTCTGCTCCAACAAATTCAGGTTTTTTTGTTGGAGGGTCGTAATATTCGACGACCTCGTCAAAATATTCGAATCTTATATCATCTAAAATTTCTTTGTTTTTAACCAAAAAAGAAAAGTTTATACCTAAAGATTTAAGTATGGAAAAATATTTACTTGGTATAGTGTCAGGTTTTTCTGTTGTTATCACTTTAATATCTTTTATGTTTTCAGCAAAACGTTTTATAGAGTCTATCTGCAAGAAAGAGTCCTTGAGTATTATAGAACATTTATGATTACTTAGATACTTATAGAAATCATCTTCTTGAATCTTTCCTAGGTCCAATCTTATATTTAAAACTTGATCATCAAAAATATGACTATTGACATAGTTGCTAGGAATAACATCTATACAGCTAGATTTATTTTTATTTATTAATTTTGTTTTAAAATTTATATTTTGTAAAAAAGTTTTTTTGCCTCCTGTTTTAGATTGATGCAGCAGCTTTAAGCAGGAAATTGCAACCCTCTCCGCTTTGATCTTGTCTATAGATTGGTCTGGATCAGATACAGACATGCAAGGTTTGACGTCCCAATCTGGCTCTAGATCTATTTTATTCTTTTTGCTAGACCAAAAAGCAGTTGTTATTGATGGGTATATATTACCATAAAGATTCACTATAGGCACATCTTGACTGCTGGCATATTGAGTTATAGCATTATCAACAGAAATTAAAAGTTTAGCCTTAGATACTATGTATGCATTTTTCCTAAAACTCAATCCTGGGTAAGAATAATCAGACCTATCTGTAATATTACTTTCAGAACCTATAACAACAACTTTTAAATCTTGTTTATTTAGGTCGGTTCTTATTAAATCTACAACAAGAGAATAATAGTTATAACACTTTGAATCTACGTCTTGTTCGTTGTATATTACTATATAATTTTCTGGTATTACTGGATAAAAATGTTTGTTTACCACAACCGAGGAAGGTTTTACTTCTAGATTTTTTGAGTATTCTGTTAATATATGTGACATTTTTTTATTTTCCGTTATGTATGTAGCATGGAACTTTCTGAGTAGTAGTAGATGGATAATAAGCAGCTTCGAAGAAGCCTTCGTGCTTACTAAAGCCTTCCATAGACATTGGGTTGTCTAAAGCAGCTGCATATTGAAGACATCTATATACATAAGGATTATCTTCAATGTACTCAAAGTATTCTGGCTTTGTAAAAACATAAATGTTGTGGCCTTTATGTTTCTTTTGTAGGTTTTTTATCAATGAGTTTATAAGCAAAACGTCTGTTGCTGCTTCAGGGATGATAATAGCAACTCTTTTACCTTTATCATCTTTAGATAGGAAATCTTCAAATACATTTGTAGTTTTTGAGTTTTGTTTTTTAGCTACATGTATAAAATGATGATAAAGATTGTTTTGGTTTATCTCTTGTTTGCTGAGTTTTGCCAGCCATGTTTTATATCCATCGTTATAATGATCTACATCATCATTAAGTATGTTTTTGTATAAATCTATAATAAAATCCTCGTTAGATAGATTTTGAGGCATTTTATACATTTCATTGTAGTGATTGTTTTTAATGTCTACGTCATCTCCTAAATAAGGAGTAGAGTCAATTATATCTTCCAGTTTTTTGCCGATAACTTCTATTGAAAAATTGTCTATAACCCATTGCCTTGACTTTTTACCAGTAAGGTTTCGTTCTTCTTTCGACATGTTAAAAACCGTGTCCAGCATTTGGTTTATGCTGTCAGCGTCTGTAGAAGCTTTTATAAACTGAGTTCCTGGTTCTCTGTATTCATGCCAACTAAGCGGCAAACCACCGCTCTCTTCACTACAACTATCTTCTCCACAAGAATAGTCTGTAACCAATGTAATAAGTTCTGTGAGTTTTGCTTCTTGAACTGGAATTTCTTGACCACCACTAGTAAAAGGGTGACAATATACATCCATTAAATTATAAACTTCGTTTAATTGCTCTTCCGAAACTCCGTTTTTTACATTTGTAGTGTTAAAATCATCACTTCCACATGATTCACATTTTTGATTTTGACCTGTAAAAGTTTTAACTTTGTAAGCATTACAAGAAGGGCAAAAATAAGTAGTTAAAATATCGGACTTGTTTATTTTCTTTTCATCAAGAAGTCTAAGTATATCCCAACCTTCGCCCCAGTGAGTATGTAGAAGCAACTTAGCTTTGTTGCAAGTTTTTTTAAACATTTTAAACCCATCAAGTAAATTCGGAACAGACTTTCTTAGCTGATTTCTAAATACAAAGCCAACTACAAAATCATCTTTATTTACGTCATGATAAGATCTTAAGATGTTTCTTTTTTCATCATCTAATCTAAAAAAATGATCTGTATCAAGAGAACCTCTTAATGTTTTAATGTGATCATAACCTAGTTCTTTAAAGGCTTTTTCAGCGAAGCTAGACCAGACATAATAATCTTTTATTTTAGGTGCGTATTCAACAGCTTGAGGTAAAATGGGGAGACTGTCAAGAGTAGTCCAAACCATGCACTTTATCTTATTCCACCAAGGTTTATGATGGTAGTTCGTGAAACCCCAAATGTCTTCAACCCCAATATATATATCTGGCTTTACTTCATTTACTATTTCATCTATCAAAAGACTTCCATATCCAGCTTCTTTTTTACTAGCTTCATCTAAAGAGTGGTAGTTTTCAGGTATCGTTCCGTAACACTTCCAAGGTAAATAGCTTAAACTTGGATCGTTGTGCAATTTCATGTTTGCGGCCTCGAAAACTTCGTATTTGCCGCTTTTATAAAGATATTTTAAAATGTTTTTTTGGTTTTTCCCGAAACCAGTAAAAGCTTTGCAGAAATTAGAATGGATAAGTATTCTTTTTTTTCTCATTTTTTATTTTTTGTTCGCTTCTATTCTATAGGAGAAAATTTTATCTAAAGCGTGTTTAAAAAATTGGCACATTAGGTAAGCCTCAGACATCTCAACTCCCATACCAAATTTATTTGAAGAGTTTCTTGTCACAGTATAAGAAAAGGCGTCTTCTCCGCTTTTTTTCTTATAAGGACTAAACATGATAGATGTAGAATTGTCGTCAAAAGTGTGATAAGCACTAAACTTTTCATACTTTTCTACAGCATATATAAATCCACTAATTTCTATTTCATTGAATTTAACAGATAGTGATTTTTCTGGATTTTTATGATTGCCAGAAAAAGATCCAGTTTTTTTACTAGAATCCCAGGAGTACTGTTTCACAGCGGTCATATATACACAAGGCTCATAGTTTTTCCCTTGAGTCCCCATGCGAAAGCCAAAAGCACAACCTGTGCTTTGCGAGTTAGGTTTATAAAAGTTAATCATACCTATTATGATAGGCGAATCATGATACTTTTCTACTTAAATATTTAAAACATCCAATGTTACTACTTCAAAGTCAGAATCTGCAGTTTTTTCACCACCAATTGTTTTAACCCCAATTCCATAAGAGCCTAAAACATCAATGTCTTTATATTTAATATTAATACATTCAGAATTTTTATATTGTTTTGTTTTGCCATTAGGTTTCAAAACATAACAAAAATATTTAGAAAATTCGTCTACATAAGACCATGAAATATCAATATAAAGATCACCGTTTTCGTTTTTATTGAGAGAAGCATTAACTTTCGGTTTATTAGCTTTTTTTTCTTCAGTTAATCTGTCTGGAACTACAATGTCATTTGGAGGAGAAGACACATCAACTTGGTTGGATATAATAGGTTCAGATAATATATCTGATATAATGTTTCTATATTCAGGAATAATATCAAATTTTTCCAGCCAATAAAAAGATTTTGAAAATGACTCTATTAAATCTAATACTGTAGATTCTCTTTTACTTAAAAACACGCAAGTCTCAATTATATAAGAGTGCATTATATCAGTGTAAAACATACATACTGCAACCTTCATACATTTTTCAAAATCTTTTTCAACTATAGCAATATCTATTTTTGTAGCTAGGGAATAATGGTATAAGATAAAATCTACATCGTTTTGTTTAAATCCAGAGTTCAAGGCAAAAAAAGCAACATCAAATAGCTTGTTGCTTTTGAAGGTTTTGCTGCAGTTTATAAACTTAAACCATCCATCTCTAAAGATTATATCTTCCTTAGACAAAGAACCATGGCATACTGAATTGCCTTTAAAAACATCTTCTTCGTAATTTTTTTGACAAAAGTCTTTCAAGGAAGAAAAAACACTTTTAACATCTTTTAATCCATAGTTAACCTCTATTGACTCTTTTATAAATTTAGAAAATTTATATGGAGATCTATCTTTAAAGAAAGAGTTGTAATGCTTCTTGAAAGATGTCTTACATTTTAAACCAGAAAAAGCTAAAAATGTAAAAATGAAACTTACCACATTTTCAAAAATGATATATCTACCTAAATCTTTTAAGGAGTCAGCAATTTCATGAGAAACAAGCAAATATCTTACTTTCACTTTACCGTCTAACACACCATGAGAAATTATTTTTTCTGTAAATAAGTTTTCATTTTGGTTTAAAAAATCAGACTCTCTTATTAATTCTTCGCAATTTTCATCAAGGGATAATTTAATTTTAATCTTTCTAGAAACAGAGTTCTTTCCGTCTTTATTTAGCTTACTCTTAAAAAGATATTCTGAATCTTCCAATAGATAGCTGTCGAAATTTTCATTGCTATATAACTCTTTGATTCTATGGCATTTAAAATTTAAATTTGATTTTTTAATTATTTCATTTATGATAGAACTGTATTTATGTGTGTAAAAAAGGCTTTCTTTTTTTTCAGAAAGAAAAGCCCTCCCAGTAAATAGTTGAGAAGTATTCATACAACTAATTATACCAGAAGGGCTGTTTTTTTCTATATATTTCTATATATTTATGAAGCTGTACCTATTTTCTTGCCCTGCAAACGGATGCCAGTGACACTTGTTTTTGCCAGCTTGGTGCGAGATCCGCTGTTTCTGTCGTATACATTGATGTAAGATGCCGTCTCAGAAACGAACTGAGCGTTAATAGCTTTTCCCGATTTTGTGTATAGACCGAAATAACGACCTTTACTTGAACGGATGGCTTTCATAATTTGGTTTTGTGTTCTTGTACTCATATTCATATATATTAAACTATCTTGATCTGATTGTCAACATCTTTTATTGTTATTTGTGATTTTTTAGAATTTGAAATAACTATTTTAGCCAATGGTATGTGGATTTTATCGTAGATATACCTTTTTATATCTCTTGCATGCATTTTCTTATTAGTAATATCCTGAAAAATGCAGTTAATTGATGATGCTTTTACGTTTATTTCAAGACCTCTATCGTGCAACTTGTTTTTAACTTTATCAACCTCATGTTTTATGATTCTTTTCATGTCAGAGTCGCATAGCTCATCAAAAACCAAAACATCATTTATCCTTGCTAACAGTTCTGGTTTTAATTCTTTTTTTACGGAGTTTTTATAAGAATCCTCTTCGCTCTCATCATTTTGGACAAAACCCATACTTCTTTTTTTAACTTCTTTATGACCTATATTACTAGTAAGTATTACTATAGATTTAGAAAAGTCTACTTTTTCATGTTTGTTATCCTCCACGTAACCTTCATCTAGAAGATGAAGCAATATATTTAGTATTTGAGGGTCAGCTTTTTCAACCTCATCAAACAAAACGACACAGTTGGGATTATCTTTAACAAAATTAGTCAATAAGCCCCCTTCTTCGTAACCAACATAGCCAGAGTTAGAACCAATAAGTTTACTAATTCCTGTCTTATCATAAAGCTCGCTCATGTTGATTTGGAGAATAGCTTTTTCATTACCAAAAAAGTTTTTTGCTATTTTTTTAGCCGTGTAAGTTTTACCAACACTAGTAGGCCCAACAAAAAACATGCTAGCTAAAGGTTTGTTTTCCTCTGTTAAACCTGCTTTAGCGCAAGAAAGTAAGTCTGTAATAGTATCTATTGCTTTATCTTGACCGAATACTTCTTTTTTAATCCTTGAAGAGAAAGAAGTGAAGTTTTGACTTCCAGATTTAACTTGATCAGCTGAAATTTTTGCATGTTCAGCTATAACATCAATTATATCTTCTTTCTTTATTTTTATAGGTTTTACATCTTTGTTATTCCTAACGTCATCTAGATCATTAAGAAAGTAGTTTAGCTTTTCTTTTATTAAAGTTTCGCTAATTTCTTTTTCTGTTAAGCATTTTATTAGATCGTCGTGCTTATCCATTATATCTTTACAAGGCTTTGAATTCTTAATCTTAACTCTAGATCCAACTTGGTCTATTATATCAAAAGCTTTATCTGGAAACTTTTTATTACTAATTAAACTAGAAGAAAAATCAACAACACAATCTATAATGGATTTAGTGAAAATTACATTGTGAAATTCTTCATACTTACTTTTGCATTTGTAAAGTATTTGTTTTGTTTCATCTTTTGTAGGCTCTTCTACTTTAACCTCAAAGAATCTACGCTTCATCGCGCTATCCTTTTTGAATATTTTATTATATTCTTCAGTTGTTGTAGCTCCTATACATTTAATTTCTCCTCTAGCTAAATAAGGTTTCATCATGTTCGCTGCATCTATGCTACCTTCTTGGTTGCCTCCTGCTCCAAATATAGTATGTATCTCGTCAAAAAATAAAACTGTATTAGTAGACTTTTTAGCCATCTGTAATAGAGATTTAAACTTTTGCTCGAATTGACCTCTATACTGAGTACCAGCAAGCATTGATCCTATATTGACGCTAAGTATTTCCATACCAAACATATTAGATGGTATTTCTGCTTTGCATATTTTAGCAACAAGAGCTTCTACAATCGCTGTTTTTCCAACACCAGCATTACCAGTTAATATTGCATTGCTTTTATTTTTTTTAGATATTGTTTCTATAAGCAGCGATACCTCATCGTCCCTGCCATAGACATCTGGAAGTCCGCCCTCCATATAAACACTGTTTAAATGAGTTACAAAATCTGGAGTTTCTTCTTCTTGTTCGTTATAAGTTTCCAAAACTTGAACTTCATCAACTAAATCTTCCATTCCAAAATATGAATTGTCCTCTTCAGACAGATCAAAATCACCATTAACAAAAATAGCTAGTTTTTCTACAAAAGATTCGTACTCTAAAATATTATCACTAATACATTCAGATACATGTACAGATGTATTTAATAAAGCTAAGATTATATGCTCTACACCTATATAGTGTTGATCTAACTTATGAGATATTTTGTTAGCTTCTCCAATTGTATAAACTACTTCTTTATTCCAAGGGTCAGAGTTTTTATTTACAAAAAAATGCTTGCTATCTTTTTCAGCAGATTCTTTTATAATATCTAAAGCTTCATGATGATTTATCATGAAGCCATTAATCATTAAAAAATTGGTGATTTCTGTAGATGCATTTTTTAAACAGCCATATAAAACGTGCAAGTTAGTTATGTTTTTATGCCCAAGTTCTTTTGAAACTGAATAAGCATCTGTATATGCTTTTTTTGCTCTAGGGGTAAGGTTAAAGTCTTTAAATATCACGTTGTTGTTTACACTCATTTTAGTTCTGAAAGTTTCATATAAATTTTTTCTCTTAATGGACGAAGGGTGTTGATGAATATCAAATCGTCAGCGGTATCACCAACAACTATAACAACGTCACCTTTCTTCGGCAACTTATTACCACAATTTAGGTAGTCTGTCAACCTTTCTTGTCTGTCTGAATCCATAAATAATCCAGAAACAGTTCCAAGTTCATCATTTATATCAAGCCTAGCATACTTATTTCCATTTCTACTTGTCCTCCTGCTTATATCTGCAATAATACCCACAAATTTAACAGTTCTTCTTGCTTGAGAAAGCCTGATCTCCTCAGATGTCTGAAAAGACTCTTCATCGCCGCTACTAAATATCTCTCTTACGTTATAAGAATAACTATATCCAAGTAGTTTGGTCTCAAAAAACCAATTAGCAAACTTTAAGTGGCTTGTGTTTTGTTCATAAATGCTTTTATATGGATCATACTTTTTCTTAAAGGTGTTAAATCTTTTGTCTGAAAAAAGAACTCTACCATCATCAGCGGGTGTGGTCTCAGACCTGCAATCATGAATTGTATTTAGGATATCATAGTTGAATTTAGGTCCTAGTTCTATTACATTTCTTTTTTCTCTGTCAGTTAATATATTGAATGTTTGAGCCTCAAGAACTAATCTACATCTGTCTTTATCAACAAAAGAATCAAGAAGACCAGCTTGGGCAAACGCAGACATAGTTCCTATATTAACACCGCAATCTTTTGCCGTGATAAATACGTCATACTTGTTTTTAAAAGATCCTTCTCTGAACTCAACCAGCGATTCCATAACTTTATCTGAAACACCTTTAATTGAATTTAATCCATATCTAATGTTTTTACCTTCAATTTTGAAATCAAAACCTGACAGATTTAAATCTGGAGGAAGTAGCTTTATGTCAAAAAAAGAAAGCTCTTGAGCAATACTTGTAATCTCATCATGAGAATTTGGCTCGAATCTCGCCATTTTCAATAAACTTAAGAAGAATTCTTGTGGGTAATTAAACTTAAGGTAAACTGTAAGTGCGGCTAAATATGCATACGATATACTATGAGACTTATTAAACGAATAGTTAGCTGAGTCTTCAGCAACCTTCCATAAGACTTCTCCTATTACTGGATCTAAATTGTTACTTTTTATTTTTTCTTCAATTTTAGCTTTCCATGCTGGCATGTCCTCAACCTTTTTCTTTCCTACTATTCTTCTAAGTTGCTCTGACTCATCAAGACTAAAGCCAACTTTAACAGCCATCTTCATTAACTGCTCTTGGTAAAGAGGAATGCCTCCTGTATAACTAAGTATATCATCAAAAAATTCATGCACACAATT